ACTCTAAATTTATGGTCTTGGTTCTCTTCAATAATATCAGAGATTAACTGTTCCATAAATAAAGTTTTACCTGTGCCAGGCCTAGCACCTACTACGGTGATAGTTCTCCATTCCAATCCATCACAGAAGGCATCATTAAATTTGGGCCATGAACTTTTAAGTGACTTTAGCTCACCAGATCTTCTAGCCTTCATTTTAAGAAGGGCTTTTCTAAGAGCGTCTCTTTCACTCACAGGCTTCAGAGCCCGGGCACCGTTAAATAAATCTGCCATACATTTGGATTAAGTTGTTAACTTACTTTTTACATCATTATAGATGTAGTGAGATAAACCCACTATAAATTCAATTGCTAAAAATTGTACAAAGTTCATCTTTACAAGAAGAGTATAAACTAATAACCAGGAAACAAGGCTTCCTATTAATGCAATGAAAAACAATTTTGTTTTAATCATACAATATGTTCTTTAAAATAATTTGGTTCCTCATAATCATCTGCCTCAATCATATCACAATAAGTTGCCAAAGTAGAATCCCAGGTTTTATCTGTATTCTGTTTTCTAACAAAGTATTGAGAGTTTCTCATGTAGTTGTATCTATTCATAGAATATTCATCTACATATTTCTCAGTTGCTTTTATTACTGTTTCCCAAGAATAACTAAAATTCTCAAAGAACCATCTAAAAGCATTCTCAAGACCTTTAATATTTACTCTTGCCGGTACACCACTTGGTAACTTACCTTTTGGAAAGATTTCATTATAAAGTTTGAGATTGTCTTGGAAGCTATCCCCCATTAGATCTTTTGATGTTTTCTTCTTGGATTTCTTAAAGAAACCATCAATTTCCTGTATAAATTTAAGGCTATTCCCTGACAATTCCAAGGATTCCGTCAGGTAATTACCTGATAATAATTTAGAAACTTCAAGGGAAGTATTAACTGATTTATCTGGAACAATGTTATTATGCATACAATATAGAACATAAAACATGTTAGGTGTTAAGCCCATTTGGCTCATCCTAATAAAGATTTCTCTCATTACCAGATAATTTTATAGTTATACAAATGTTGTACAGTATCTCTGACTTCTCCAAAAACACCTTTAGAATCCCATTTGCTACCATTATATGCAGCACTTGCAGGATGTGAAACCATAAATTTAGTACAATTTTCTCCACATACATCTGCCCACTCTTGAGATTTTTTACCCATATAGACATAAACTAGTCCTGGATGAAAGTTCTTTAGATAGTCAAATACATAAGCTACAAATGGAGCCCAGATTTCATAATGCTTACCAATCTTACCTACTTCAGTTGTAAGAGCTGTATTTAGCATAAGTATACCCTGTCGGGACCATTTTGCTAAATCTAGAGGTCTTTCATACCCGTCCGGGTATAATTTCTCAACTTCATCAAGAATAAATCTTAGTGAAGGTTGTTCTCTTTCAGATTTACTACAACTAAATGCAATACCGTCTGCTACACCTATTGTAGGATAAGGGTCTTGTCCAACTATGACTACTTTAAGTTCATCATAAGGACATTCCTCAAAGGCTCTAAACACATCTTTCAATACAGGAGTAAATCTTTTACCACTGTTTGAAAGATTATATAAATCAGTAAGAATCTTTTCAAACTCTAAACTAAATATAAAAGGTTTAAGAACTCTGCCCCAACCACTAGGTTCAAGTTTATTAAATATTTTTTGTTTATAATCATTGCAGTCTAATATATTAGTCATAATCATGTATATTTGTTAAAAAAGTATAATATAATGGCTACAGTAAAAGAATTAAAAGATGATGCTCTTGTTGAGATTAAAGTCAATAAGGCATTCTATTATATGTTAAAAAACACTCTTTATCATCAATTTGTAAACATAAAAGGTGAAAAATTAGAAGATAAAGAAGCTTATATTAAAGATATAATGTCTAAGCCATATTCTGATTTATCAGAAGAACAACGTGCATTCTTTACAGTTACACTAATTATTTTAGAAGTAGAAAGAGCTGCACATGAGCAAAATCTTTATGAAGAAAAAGAAATTACTGATTCTTCAGATGCTAAGAAAGATTAAGATTAAAGTCTCTTCCTATTTCTACACAGGACTCTATTGCTAGAGCCAATTCCATTTTACTGCAGTCAGCAAAAGATTTACAAATCTCTGCATCTCCTGCATCATAGCAAAGACCAGCATGGGTCTTAATAATTCTTTTCATTTCATCAAAAGTATAGCCAGATTCTTGTGCTAATGTACGTATACATGCATGCACTTTAGCAATCTGAGCTAATGAGGCATTGTCAGAAGTTAAACCCATAAAGACTTCAACCTGCTGTCCATCAGCCAGTTTATCAATAAAGATCTGAAAATTTAATTTGGATTTATCATCAGGATAAACTAACTTACCTCCGCGTTTAACTAATTTAGTAGTAAACATAAGCTGATTTTTTTGTATATTATTAATAGATATGGAAAGAATTCCTGGAAATAATAGTCAGATAAGTAAAGATACTCAGATAGTATTAGATTACCTAGAAAGATTCCCAGAAGCTCCTTCAAAAACTCTAGCCAGAAAAATATATTCTGAAAATCCTGTTCTTAATTCACTTGAATCTGTCTATGGTAAAGTAAGATACTATAGAGGTCAATATGGCAAAGCACATAGAAAAAGCTTACATAATAAACAATTTCAAAAAGAACTTAAAGTTGAAATAAACATGAAAGAAAAATTTCTACCAGAGTCTTATGCAACTAAGCGTGATACTTTTATATTCCCATCAGGTTGCAACTCAGTAGGAGTTATTGGTGACCTTCATATACCATATCAAGATAATGATGCTATAGAAGCAGCATTTGATGAAATGGAAAAGCAAAACATAGAATCTCTACTTATCAACGGTGACATGTTAGACTTTTACCAACTCTCTTTCCATGAGAAAGACCCAAGAATGGTTCATTTCAAACAGGAAATAGAAGCAGGTAGACAATTCTTAGATTACTGCAGATCCAGATTCCCTGGTATTCCAATATACTTTATTCCAGGTAACCATGAGAATAGATTTGAAAGATACCTTAGAGTTAAGGCATCAGAACTATTAGACATGGATGAATTCAGACTAGATGTACTTCTACATGTTGCTGAATACAGTGTACAGTATATTCCATTTAGATCTAAAGTTGTCTTTGGTGACTTCCTTATAGAGCATGGAGACAAGATACCAGGTGCAGGTGGTGTAGTACCAGCCCGCACTGCTCTAATGAGATTAAAGACTAATTGTCTTATAAATCACTTTCACAAAACAAGTTCTAGCTCACAGAGAGTATATGGTCCTGATGACTCTACAACCATCCGTGGATATAGTCTTGGTTGCTTATGTGAACTTACTCCAGAATATTTAGAAATAAATGAATGGAATCATGGGTTTGCTATTCTAAAAAGAAATGGTAACTTAGTACAAGTTAGCAATTACAAAATAGAAGGTAACCAAATAGTCTGATGTTTCTACCAATTGAATTTAAAGATGAAGATGGCCCATACATTGAGCATCTTAATGTTACTCACATAACAAGAATATCTTTTGTTAATCCAAGAAATCCAGATGCTGGTAGTAAAATACATCTCCGTACAGGAGAAATACTAAAGACTACTATGCCTTTTGACGTTCTATCTCAAGAAATTGATGATGCATGGGAGTCAGCATCTACACTAATTCTATCTACAGTGCTTTCTGAAAAAGCAAAGCTTATGAAAAAGAGTGATTTACAACTTGAAGGAACTGATCAACTTCCTCCTTTGTCTGAAGCTTAAATTGATTAGGCCAATCCATATTATATACATACCAATTTCCATCTTTTACTTGATCACTGTCTACTGACATAAGGGTCAAGTTATTAAAGACATCCAATGTATAGAAAAAATAATCATAACCATTCTGACTTTCTGAGTCTTTGACTTCTACCTTATTAAATCCAAGGTCTATTAATTGTTGTTCTGTCATATCTTAATTGTTTGCTGGTGACATAGTCTGCATAAATACTTCATGATTGAGTATCTCATGCGGGTAGTCTTTAGCAATTTTCCAATAGACTTGACTTACTTTACTGTATTCACCGTGTTCTAGAATTCTTAAATTTCTGAAGCTCTTAATTGATAGAGTAACCATATGCAGGTTCTCTTCATCAGATGATTCTAACATTCTAATCATGTTTTTAATTTCATCATCATTAATGTAACCCATTCTTTTAAGCAGTTGTAATTCTGCCATATATACAAAAGGACGGAATGTCCCAACTTTACTACCCTTATGATACATATACCATAGATAGTTCAAGTTTCTATCTACATTTTCTGTTAATTCATAATGCTCTTTTGCAATCTGTGCTGATAATTCCAGCATTTCATGTGTTATTTTCTTTTCCATTTTTTCAGAATATATTCTTTTCAAAGTATTCTTGTGCTGAAAGTTCAGTTCTTTTTAATCTCCAATAAATTGTACTATGTTTAAGCTGTAATAATTTACAAATAGCATAAAGAGTATACATTTCACCTTGATAATTTATATAGATATTATTCCTTCTATTAGAAGCTTGTTGCTTAGGAGTTGCCCAAACACAATTTTCTTTAGAATAATCAGCATCATTATCAATTCTTTCAATTGTTGAAGCTGAAAATGGTTTACTACCCATATCATTTACAAAAACCCAAAATGAATATCTCCATTCATCAGACATCTTAATACCTCTAGCACCATAATTACTATATCCGGTTGCACCTACTTGATAACATCTTTTTTTGATGCCATCCCAAGTTTGATATAGAGGATGTTTACTTGGATTACCAGTAGTACATATTTTAGAACAAGATTTTGTTTTACCTCTCTTTACATCACCACTCTTTTTTATAACAATGTTTCCACACTCACATGCAAACACCCATTTTTCATCACCAGCATAATTAACAGCTGTTAGCTTATTAAACTTCTGACCAGTAATGTTTATTTCTTTTGTCCTCATAATTATATAATTTGAGACAAAAGTAGTAAAAATGTAAAACAATATCTAATAGTATTCCAAGGTATTATACTATCATGTATTTGAATAAACTGTTTTATGTAGTCTGACTTTCTATTATGCTCATATCTTACATTTCTACCACCATACTGAGATATCTTACCTTCTTGTATTTTAGGTGTCCAAAGAAACTCTTCACCTGGCAATTTGTGTTCCACATTGTATTTATGCTTCTCTTCATTGTGAGTTAAAAAGATTACCTCAGCTTTAACTCTATCATTAGCCCAGCCATGTGTTTTGGCTATTCTGTCTACATTGTTAAACAAACTCATATAATGCTGTAACCAATTATCATGTACAATAACAGGACTAAAGTTTAGGTGAACATCATATCCAGCATTTAAAAACTGTGCTATGGCTAAAAGCCTCTCATGAATAGTACTTGTATGAGGTTCAAGCTTTGTTTGCAACTGATAGGGCATCAGACTAAATCTAATTCTAACTTTACCTTCAGGATTGAATGCCAGGAGTTCTTTATTTACATACTTGGTAGCAAATGAACCCATAGCAAGTGGATGATCTCTAAAGAACTTAAAGATTGTTTCCCAGTCATGATATTTAGCATGTAAAGCAAAGTCCTCATTACAACTGATATCATATGTAATATAATCTCCAGTTTGATTTGGTTTCTCTACATCTGCAAAAAATGCATGGGAATTGATTTCTGTCAGGATATCCATAGTATTTGTAGCTACAGATAATCCTTCCGGCTTATGCCTCTTCATATAACAGTAAGAACAGTTATACAAACAGCCATGACCAAAAGAAGGAGCAATGTAATCAGTGCTCCTTCCACTTGGTCTAATAATCATACTTTTTCTAGTGACTTTTTCTACAACACTCATAATCTCTTAATCCGCTGCACTTTCCTAACACATGTAGAAATTATCACTTTAGAAAGTTAATGTAAGCTTGTGCAGCTTTTCTGGAAGTATAACGCATTGGTGAACCAGAATTGTTTTTAATGGTCTTCCAAAATAACCATAAGAACTTTTTCTTTACTAAATACCAAGTCATATGACCATCTTTTTCTTCTACTACTTTGTAGTCTTTCTTGTTTACATTCATACTATTCTAGATTTAAATTATAGTCTTCTAATATTTCTCTTAATTCTTTTCTAAGTCTATCCGCTAAATCTCTTTCTTGATCAGTAGCTTCTTTCTTGTCAACATAACCATACTTGGTTATTTCACGTAGTTTTTGGTCAAGATCCCATACAGCTGATTTCCATCTAGAACCATCTAATGCATCTCTAGCATCTTCTTTTTCTTCAACAGAATCAAACTCAAGAATTATCTTTCCCATTTTCCATAATTTTAGTTGGCCAATAATAATCACACTTTTCTTGATCAGAATCATAAGGTACTTCTGCAAAATGTGATTGCATAAAACCTGGTACAGCTTTATATCTATAACATGTTTCTTTTAGTGGGCATTCAACACCACTACACATTGTCATATCTGGCATAACTCAGAGTATAAAGTTAAATAATATATGACCGAAGCCAATACCTGCTAAAAAGTAAACAAGATTGTTTACCCATTTTGGATAGTTTTCCATTTTAAAATAAATTAAAAATTACTTGTAATATAGCACCAATAGCACATATAGCAACGGCTATAAGTAATAGAGCAGTTGTAATACCACCTACTTCTTCTTTACGGTCTTCTCTATTTAGTTTCATGGTTCTTATTATTTAAAGGTAAGTTTTTGTGAAAAAATCACAATTTATGATAGTTTTAACCTATATAATCGGATCTTAACCGGTTAAATGTACCAAAAATTACATTTTAATCTCATTTTCAACAATTTTAAATACCTCATGAGCTTCTTCTTCTGCCCATGTAATTATTTCTTCTTCATCTGTATGCATTTCAAATGATAAGTGCATAAGTTCATGCATAATATGACCAAATGTAGTTACATCATCTTTACATCTAGTAAGATTAATATATACAAACATTGGGTCTCCTTTTTGATAGTCTTTATTTGCTTTAGGTATATAATTACACCATCCTGCTATGTATGAACTATCTGGAGTATTATGATGAACTTCACATTCTGCAAGGGATAAACCATGCATCTCTTCTACATTAAAATAAGTAAATACTTCACATGGATTATAGCTTAATAAAAGTATATAAGCTCCTCTAATTATTGTAATCATTCTTCTTTGTTTCTTTGTAATCAATAATAAATCCAACTGCTACAATTATATTCATACCAAAAGACATAAGTATTTCATGTATGTCTTTATATACATTTACACTGAGATGCACATGACCCACCATCCAAAAAGGTATGGACAAGTTTTGGCTTATCCATACCAAGGTATATTTAATAAAGTGTTTCACTTTGCTAGGTGCTCATAGTATGCAATCTTCCTAGGATTCTTTTCAAAACTCCAATCTGGAACCTTTACATAAGTATAAACAGTCTTAACTTTATTGTACTTAGGTTTTGTAAGACCTATTACAAACATGCCTATGATCATACCTATAGAAAGTATAACCATATTATTTAAACTGCTACTAGTCACCTTCTTCATTATTAATTCTTTTTAAGTCTCCTGTTTTTGCCTTGTCTAAGCTCTTCTTCCCAGAACTCCCTGACTTGTGCAACTTTTGTAATCTCTCTTGGATTCTCTTGTTTAACTCTGAAAACTCTAATCTTCTCTTGTTCTCTTTCATACTCTTCCCAATTATAGATTTCTAATTCTTTCATATGAGCCATATCTGCAATGGTCATTTCTTGTGGAACCTGACCATCATTTTCATACATGACACGCATGTATATTTCTTTCATTCTTCCCATAACTTAATAGATTTTTGAATTAAATGTAACATTGTAGTTCTTATATCTTCATGACCCAGTATATCTCTTATTTTTAATAACTTTTTACCAAGTTTATCATCAATAGTTAATACAACAGTATGTTTTCTTTGTGATTTAATGGTATAAGTCTTGCTAAAATCATGCGGGAACATTTGAGAATATACATATACATTCTTTTGATACTCAATGTCATCTTTAAACTGAATAGGTAGTCTCTTGTTGTAATTTACTTTGGTTCTTAATAACCCAGTTTCTTTTGCAATTGCATGTTCTGCTAATCCAAATTTCTGAGATAATACACCAATTAAGTAACTTCTTTGATCAACAATAACTCTTTTACGGGTATTTTTATCTAAAAGATTCAGTGCTTTTAGAACTTCCTCCTTTGTATAATCTTCCATAATTAAATTAATTCTAAGTCAGCTTCTTTAATAGTTTCTTCTTCCATGTTGGCCACTCTTTCATCCAAAGGCACAAACCTATCCGCATCATAGTATTCATATGGAAAACAGTCAGCAGATATTTGCACCTCTTTTAGAAGTACGCCATACCTGCCATCCTGTAATCCCATCTTTACTAGTTTGATAATAGTATAGGTTTCTCCCTGTTTGATCCATTGTTCAACAGGAATTTTAGCAGGTTTATTGCTACTATTAATGCATATCACCTTCAATTTGTTCTGCTTTTGCTTTTAAGCCAACTCCTTCAAGGAGTTCTGCCATAGTTGATATCTGTGCCCAACATCCATGCTTAACAGTACACTGACCAGCAAGGTCAGCAACTAGAGCACACTGTTCTGCTTGTTGTGGTTCATGCCCACAGAATTTAATAAGACATGCCATAACATAAGCAAAACTATGCTCATCATCATTGTATAACACAAGTCTATGATCTTCTGGAAATTCCATGCTGCTAATTTAGTTTTAAATCATAATTTCTCCAAACAATCTTGTCTTGGTCAAATCCTTCTAAAGCCTCTTTAACCCATTTTTCATCAACAGTACCCATATAACATAGTATATGTACAATAGCTTTTTCATCTGGATTAAGACGGAGTAATCTACCAATTCTCTGTGCTGCTTTTCTCTCATTACCATATGCATGCATAATGATACCTTGTCTTAAATCAGGTATATTAATACCCTCATTTAATTGTAGTACACAGGATAATTGCTTGATTTTACCTTCTTTGAAGAGTAATAAGTTATCTTCAGAATTCTTATTACCACTGTGATAACTATATCTGCATAGTTTATCTGCTTGGTCCTGAGTATTAGCAAAGACAATACACTTTGTATTAATACTTTTCATTAATTCTTTAGTGTATTTTTCTTTAGTACTATATTCCATGAGAGCTTTCATTCTCATAACTCGAAGCATGTGCATGTTACCAGAACCTACATCAATTCTTCTAGACCAGTAAACATAGTTATCATACTCTGAGGTAACAAAGGATTTATTTTTCATTACTGCTTGATAACCCTTACACTTATTCAATTGAAGCTCATGTACAATGATTTGATAATCATTAATGATTCCATTCTCAATTGCATCATCAGCTTTAAAAGTATAAACTACAGGACAGAACTGACCAACCATCATTCCTTTCTCAGATCCTTTGTGTTTAGGTGGAGTCCCAGTTAAACCCAGGATTCCACCTTTATACACATCAAGAAATGTTCTATGAGAATCAAGAAGAGAATGGCACTCATCCAAATAAACATAATCATATTCATTTGGATTTCTTTTTGGTAAACCAATATATGTAGAGAAAGTAATTCTCTTTAACAAATCTTGTTTACCAAACTTCACAGCATCATCAGACCAAGACTGAAAGATAGATTTCTTTGGAGCAACTACTAATACATTTTGCATAGCATTAGTATTTCTCTCAATATGTAGTAGGCCAACAAGGGTCTTACCGACCCCTGTGCCTAATACTACGGAACATCTCCGTCTCCCTTCTGTTGCTTTTAATGCTTCTTCTTGAATCTCTTGTCTTTCCATTATTTAGGAAGTTTAAAAATTTGTTTTCTAATAAATGCTCCAGTTTCATCACCAATAGCCATTAACTTAACAGTCTTAAGATGTTTGTCAATTGCAGCCATAGTTTTATCATGGTCATACTTTGGATTGTATGCTTGCATGAATGCATTCAAAAACTGAAACTTAACAGCTCTGTCAGATTTACCAATCTTCAAGAAGATATCATTAAATGCTTTACACATATCTTCTGCTTTTGGATTAGTAATTGTAAAGTTTCCTGTTTTAATTATTCCAGTACTTTTTTGAATTGCAGTGTTGTTTACACCAATAATAGCTAACATAGTAATCTCAATGTCATACATGTTTTTCCACTTGAACAACTTCATATAATCTGGACGGATCATTTTCCATGCATTAATGTAGTTCATCATATCCCAAGACTTAGATGAGTTGTTAAGATATGCCATCTTTTCAACTAAATCTTCTTCAGAATTAATATCAATTTCCACATATGGAATAGGTTGACCTTCTCTTTCTAATGCTGTAGCCAAGTGTTGACCATCAATGATGTAAGTTTTCTCTTCTCCTTCAATGATGTTTGTTGTACATGCAATAACACATCTTAAAACACCCATTTTACGGATACTGGTAATCATTTTTTGCACATGTTTGCTGTCAATACCTCTATTCATAGGTAATACTGCAAACTTTGAATAGTTTGTTGTGTGCTTAACTTTGAGTTCTTTTCCAATCATATTCATAATCATAAATTTTAGTAATCATTTTAAATAGTTCAGTATTCTAGCCTCTGCAGGATGAGCTGGTTATTGTTCTTGTTTTAAAAATTCATAAATCTTGTCAAATAACCATCCTGTTAGGTAGGCTTCAGGCTCGTCATTA